CTTTCGATTTTTTTGACGAAAGTTTTCGAGTTACCCTTTTAAACGGCAAAGACTATGTTTAGATTTTTAATGAATAAATAGATATTATGACTGAAACAGAAAAGTATTATAAGAAATGGAGTGAGAATTGTAGAATATTTATAGACTATAAACCAATACATTCGCATGAAGATATGTTGAAATTTGCTGAGGATTACCATCAAGAACAAGTTAAAAAATTAAATATAGATGATGTTAGCGAACAACGTGAACTGTTAATTGACTTTTGCGGGACTAAAGAAGCTAAGCAAATACAAGAGTTTACAGTAACGGTTAGAGATGGCGTTGATAAATATTTAAAAAACAATTAATTGTTGCTAACACGCAACTAAAAATAAGCTTAAGCGACCATTTAGAGTTGTTTTTAAATGCTATTAGCTTAACTAAGGATTTAACACCGAAAAATGATGAATGAAAAATATAGAAATGTTAGTAAAGCATCTATGCTTATAATGATAGCAATATACGTAAATCTAAGATTACCATTCAGAATGAAAAGGAGAAATTTTACAACTACTTATATTGAGTTTATGTACTAATAACACCGAAAAAAGCAAACGAATTAACAAACAAAACAAAACAAGCAATATGAAAAGTTTATCAAGTAGAGAATTAAGAATAGGTAATTGGGTACACAATCCAGTACAAAATATAAATTTTCAAGTTGGCGGTTCTACAATAGCAATAGAGCATAGTAGAGAATTAATCCTTAAAGACCATAAAGGATTTGAACCAATACCACTAACAGAAGAATGGTTGTTAAAGTTTGGGTTTAATAAAAAAGGGTTTGATATGAAGTTAAAAGGATTTAAGCTTACAGCATCAACACGAATAATAAAAGAAGATAGATTAGGAGCGTTTCATTACAAAGGAACTGGAAGTATTGGAACAGTCCATCAATTACAAAACCTTTACTTCGCTTTAACTAATGAAGAATTAACTATAAAACAATAACAATATGGCGCAAGGAAAAAGAACCCCGACGGCGATTAAAAAATTACAAGGAACATTTGAACAATGCAAAAGTATAGAAAACGAAATGTCGCCGCCTAAACTTGAAGAAGCTGAAGCGCCTGGAAAGTTAGTCAATACGTTTGCGAATGAAGAATGGTTGCGACAAACAAAAGTTTTATCTAATTTAGGAATGTTAACCGAAACGGATTTGTCTTTGTTATTGGCTTATTGTAATGAGTGCGGAACGTATTACGAAGCAATGAATAATATAAAAGAAAACGGTTATTATCAAGATAGTAAAGCAAACGGGAAAATTATATCTTCAGCTTATACCATAGCAAATCGCGCATTGGCGAATATGATTAAACTTGCAGACAAGTTCGGATTCAACCCCGCAGCCCGAACAAAAATCGAAATGCCAAAACAAGGAAGCGATGATCCATTTGATAATTTATAAAAAAATGACTGAAGAAACATTTAAAAGAGAAATGAAAGTTAGTTTTGTTAGACGAAACAATTCAAAATATCATAAATATTTTAATGAATGGTTTAAGAATATAACACCAACACAAAAAAACCATTTCACAAAAGAAATTAAAAACCCGAACATTTATGATTAACTATAAAAAAATAGTTGATAAATATATTCAAGACATTCAGACGGAAAAGATTTTGTCTTGCGTATATGTTAAACAAATGATTGACCGTCATTTAAACGACTTAACTCGAAAAGATATTTATTTCGACGAAACGGCGGCGATTCATTTCCTTAAATTTTCGGCGTTGTGTAAATATACGAAGGGCGAATTAGCGAAGAAAGGCGCAAAAATTGAATTCACACCGCAACAAGTTTTAAGATATTGGATTTTATTCGGTTGGAAAAACCTTGACGGAACGCGACGTTTCCGAAAAGTGTATTTCGAATTGGCTCGGAAGAATGGAAAGTCTGAAGAAGCGGCGGTTGTTTGTTGTTATGGTTTAGTAGCTGACAAGGAATTCGGGGCGGAAATATACACGGCGGGAACAAAAAGGGAACAAGCGAAAATAGTCTTCGACGCGTCGCGGGAAATGTTAAGGAAATTAAAAATTGATTCGAAACGGGTTGACGCAATGGTTTCAGTTTCAAAATATAACTGTAACGTTATAGAAACAAATTCAAAGTTAGAACCTTTGGCGTCGGACTCGGACAAACAAGACGGATTAAATCCGCACATTGCGGTTATCGACGAATATCACGCGCATAAATCAAGCGACTTATTGGAAGTTATCGAAACGGGTCAAGGGTCACGAAGTCAACCGCTTTTGTTTATAATTACAACGGCGGGTTTTAATAGGGTTTCGGCTTGTTATCAATTACGAAAAGTTGCAACGGAAATATTATCGGGGAAAAAAAATGACGATTCTTTTATGACTTGTATTTTTACGCTTGACCCTGAAGACGATTATAATGACCCGAAAAATTGGATTAAAGCGAATCCGAATTTAGGAATCACGCCGCGCCTGGAATACTTGGAGCAACAACATTTAAAAGTTAAGAACGAAGGAAAATCGAAAGAGGTTCAATTCTTAACAAAAAATTTAAATGTTTGGACGGATTCTTCAATGGCTTGGATCAATGGCAAAGATTGGGAGAATTGCGGCGTTGACGAACTACCTGAATTAAAAGGGCGTGAATGTTTCGGCGGTTTGGATTTGGCGTCGGTTTCCGATAATAATAGTTTTGTTTTAGTTTTCCCTATCGACGGAAAATTAATCGTTAAGAGTTGGTTTTGGATTCCTGAAGAAACGGCGAAAAGAAAAAATGAAATTGCTGATTATTTGCGTTGGGTTGACGCGGGACACGTTCGAACAACTCCAGGACAAGTAATTGACCAACAAACAATCATTCGGGACATTTTGGAAATTTCGAAAGAATACAATATTAAAAGCTTTGCATTCGATAGGTTTTTAGCATATAACGGAATTATTCAATCATTAACGGACGAAGGCTTGTCGGGGTTCGAACACGGTCAAGGTTTTTTATCAATGTCAACGCCTTCGAAAGATTTAGAAAAAAGAATTAAACAACAAACAATCATTCATAATAACAACCCCGTTTTGGCGTGGCAAATTGGAAACGTTGAATTGGAACTTGACGCAGCGGAAAACATAAAACCGTCAAAAAGAAAATCAGCGGAAAAGATTGACGGCGTTGTTGCGTTGGTTATGGCGATTAATTGTTTTATGAATTTAGGAAACGAAGACGATTCGAGTCCTTACGATGAAAGAGGGATTGTTTTTATATAACAAAAATAATATTTATATTTGCTAATGAGTGATAATAAAAACTGTATTAATTAATTTTAAATAATGTTATATTTCTTTACTCCCAAATATTGGTGGATTGCAGCCCAAAGGGTGGATTTCTATTATATTAGAGTAGTTGCCCTTGATATGCTGTCGGGTTGCCATAGGGAGTATTGAATTTAACAACAAACGATGTAATCGTGTAGCGTAGCGAA